GACTGAATTTGCCTAGTTTTACGACATTCGACAGGTCAAATAGAAAAACCGCATCAATTTGATACGGTTTAAGCGTGTTTCTTCGATAAAATTTCACGTTGTCTAATAGCTTCACGAGTTTTTGCCAGTGGGTCGTCGTGGTATCTCTCACGCTCTCTATCTCTATACAAGAAAGGGTACTTATCAACATACGATTTTAAGGCTCTCTTTTGTTCTGTAAGCCTTGTTTTGTATTTAGCGGTCAATTCGTCATTGTGCATGACTTCAGCAACGTGTAGACGCTCTTTAGAGGCTCTGATAGCTCTTTCCATAGCTCTGTGTTTGCTCTGAACATTAGCGTTCTCGATAGCTTGTTCTTCGGTCAAGCCTTTCAAGTCATCGTCAATGTCCGGCATATAGTTGACACCGGGAATGAACGGAGTCATAGTGTGCCCACAGTTAACACCTTGGCACCCTCCTGGCTTGCCGTAGCCATAATCATCAAGAGCGAAGATTTTAACACCTTCTTCAGTCCTAGCTTGACCTGTGGTAACTATCTGATTTTGTAGCGGCGCACACATTTCTCTTGCTGCTGCCTTGATGGAATAATAGAATGTATCAATCCCCAACTCTTGAGCTGGTCTCATTCGCATTTCGTTGAATGTACGCCTAGCAGTAGTTTTAATGACCGTCCTAGCGTAAGCATCAGCTCTCTGCCTTCGCCCTGCTCTGTCAGTATAGCCATAGAAACCTCGCTCTTGAAACTTCATTATCGTTTCGTCTAGGGCTTTCTGAGGTGTAGCCATGCCAGTTATCACTTTAGCTACCGTAGTCTCGATAATGTCTTTATACGTTGCTTGTACGCTTTTAGGCAAGGTCGTATTGATAAGGTTATGGACATCATGGATTGCTTGATTAGAGTAGCTGATAAGGTCCTTCATGACTTGATAATCGTAAGCGTTCGATTTTAACTGAGCATGAGTGTCCTTATAAACTTGATAGCCTTCATTCTCAATAATGTATCGGATCTGTTTCTCAGCAATGCCAGAATATTCAGCAATGAGTTTGATATTGTGGTCATTCAACATCCCGACGTCTGCCATCTTCTCTAATTGCCACAGGTAAGGTTGTTGGTCGAGATAGTAAGTCCCACGGTCACGCAATCTCTCAACCACATTATCGAATAGGTCATTACACAGCTGACGGTAGATGTCTGAAACGTTATCAGCCATTAGCATCAACTGTTGGTCGTTTAGTTTGATACGCTTCTTCTTAGCCATAGCCTATCACTCCCCGTAAATATCGACCTCTTCATCCGTCCTAAAACTATTAGCACTTACCATAGTTTCATCATTGATAGCTTGGTAAATCTCTTGTGCTTGTTCTTCAGTCACGTTAAGAGTTTTCTCGATGGCCATAGCCTTCGGAGCAAAACCAGACGCTACCATCTTAGACCAGTAATCAAACTCAGCATTACGATCAGTGAACACACCATCGTCCAAATCTACACTGATTTCATCCATTGTTGGAATCTCACCAGTGTATAGATTGTAGACCTTAGCAAGCTCAAGGATTGAGATCACAAGCTCTTTTAACGATTGTTCTACTAGAGTAGCAATAGAATTACGCATTTGATAAGTGTCTGATTGTTCTGACACTACCTCTGTAGCAGTCTTCATAGACTTGCCATCGAAACTAAACATGCCAGCGGACACGCCTAATTGCATTTCAAATAGGCTTAAACCTTTGTTGATAGCTTTAATGTAATCATCCGAACGAATATCTGTGGTAAGGTCAGTGATACCGATACCCTTATCCATGTCACCACTGTCAAATTGCTCGTAAACGTTGTGACCTGTTTCAAACTCACGTTTGACTGTGACCTTCTCACCGTTTGTGTCGTACTCAGTCTTAATCATTTGAGTAGGCACTGCCACTCGACGCTGTCCCATCTTAACTTCCCACATAAACTCATCGTATGTGGTATTGATGAAGTCCATTGTAGTCTTAGCGTTGTCGAAGATAGACAAGCCTAGAGGGCTGTTAATGTCCTTGTTATTCATGCCCGGTGGCTTTAAGTACGTGAATAGTGGTCTTGTAAGGCCATTGAGTGTGACAGTCTCTTCCAAATCCTCATAGAGCATTGATAAAGGTACACGTTGACCGATACGAGTTTTAGACTCAGACTCGTATAGCTCGTTAGTTATCGTGTAACTGTCCTTAGTCCACTCATGGAATTCGATAAGACTGTAGTATTTTACTTTCTGACCTTCTGTTTTGAGTGTTTTAGTCACGATTGCAGCACTCGATACATCTTGCGTGTTTGATTGCAGCGGCAAAAAGACTGGTGCTTGCACAAACGACACTCTGACACGGTCTTCATCAACGTATGGACGCATAGCCAGACCACCAAGAGCAAGACAGCTCTCTAGGTAGCGTTCAAAGTTCTTGCTAAATCGGTCAGTCTTCAGTGTCTCATTGATGAATGTATCAGCGGCTTCATTATCCACTTGAATCTTAGCTTGCTCATTGAATACGAGACTAGCAACCTTCTTCGATGCAGTGCGTCCAATAGGCAAGTGATTGAAGTCACGTTTTAGTTGTGTTCCATTGCTGTCTCGATAGCTGACACGGTCAAAGCTACCTGCGAAATAGCGTAGATTGTCCATGATACGATTGTATTCTTCTGGTGAGATAGCTATTTTAGGGTGGTCTGTGATACTGTTTAGACTTTGGTTAGTCATAACGTAATTACTCCTTTTGAAAAAGTCCTTAATGGTCTGTATGATTCCCATTAGTAGCTCCTTTTAAGCTTTTAATTCCAGTTCCCTAGCGTTATCTAAAACAAAGTATTTCATGGAGTCGCAACAGTGGTCATCCTCTTTAATAACTCTAGGGTCGTCTGTGTGTATCGTTTTCTCATCATAGCGATACATTTTGTGTTCTTCGTAGAATATCTTGTTACTTGGAATATCCAGATAATAGAAACGTCCCTCAGCTAATAGACTGATAACCATATCAATCATGGTTTGATTCTTCTTCTTAGCTACCGGATGCCATCGCTCGCCAAAATCTTTGAAGTATTGATTTCTCAATGCACCCTCTGCACTATCAATGGTCATGCGTAGTTTTGGCACTCGGTACTGTTTGAGTACCTTGTCAATGAAGTTACTAACCATAACAGTCAGCTCACTCGGTGCCTTCTTAACCACTTGACCGGCTGGACTGTAATAGAATGTATCTAACAGAATCACATTGCCTTTTGCAGTCAGACCATAAGCACCGCATGCCGTAGCTGATTGTTGGTGCCCTGTATCCATTGCAAAAGATATTCCGATAAGTCTATCATCCGTTGGCAAGCTAGCGATAGCATGGAATGTGCTCATGTTATACACTTGATTACCAAGACCAACTGCTTCACCTAAATACAAGTAGCGGTAATAATCATAATCATTCTGCTTAATGCGTTCGATATCTTCCAGCATTTGCTCAGTCACAAAGCCTAATTTGTCATCAAGATAGGTGCTTGAGTGTGCCAGATAGTTGTCATTAGTCTTGATGTCTTCAAACCACTCATTTATCCAACTATATGGGTTGCGAGGTGGGTTGTAAGACCAGAAAAATTGAACAAACGGGGCTTTCTCGTGCTTTTGACGCATGAAAGTGACATTTGACTGGTCGAAGTCCTCAGCGTTGTTAAACTCAGCCGCTTCTTCGTACCAGACTGCGATAATGTTCCCGATGTCATTTGATTTCAGCTTTTGGAAATCGTCTTGACCGTAGAAATAGAAGGTTGAACCTGTACGCTTGTGAACTATCTTAAACGGGCTTACAGTGGCTCTAAACTGGTTATCCAGACCAAATAGACTAATGGCCCACTGGACCTTATTAAACACGCTGTCACGGATTGTATTGGCTACTTTCCTAATGACTACCACGTTAGCCTTTTCGCCCCTCATGATGTATTTAATCATCATATAGACGAGCTTCAGCACGATGACCGAGGATTTGAAAGAGTTACGACCACCTTTAAGCACGTTGTAAGGTTTGTTAGACTGCCAAACCACCTTGAAGTTAGGGTTTACGTTCTTCTGAATGTTAATCGTCGTCATTAGGGATATCCTCCCATGCATTGACAATGTTGAGGTTCATTGTGCCTTCAACACCGCTATCAAGTTGCTCTCTTAGCTTTCTGATCTCAAGTTCCAACTTCTCGGATTGTTTAGCCGTTGGATAGCGTTTCAAGATTTCAACAATCGCCTTGATAACTGTGTTGTTGTCAGCCTTTTTCATCAGTCGTTCAACTTCACCAGTCAAGGGATTCATCATCAAGACTTCTTCGTCTCGTTTCCCTCTAGCAATGTCGGACAGGATGGACAAGGCTTCTTTAGCATCCATGATGTTCTCACTGTGCATTTTCTCAACTTCGGCTTGGATAAAGCGTTTAATTTCAAGTTTTTTCAAGTTTTGCCCAGCGATACGCCCTGCCGTCTTTTCACTATATCCAGCGTTGATAGCTGCCTGTGTGGCATTACCTAGCTTGATATACTCGCTAGCAAATAATCTCTGTCGTTGATTTAGCCCAATACGTCCACCTCCTTCGTTGCTAGATTTTTGCGCATAAAAAAGACAACCCACAAAATGAGTTGTCTCCGTTTTTCTTCGATAATATAATAATACCACTTTAAACACTTGTAAGATACCGTGCTTTACCCGTCAAAATACCGAAATTTCAGCGTTCTACGACTAATTGACCATTTCTATACAATTCTGCAAATGCTAGGATAGCATTATTTAGCAAATCTTGAAAGGCTGTCCTTTCGAATCCGATTGCTTGGGCAATTTGCCAGTTTGGTTTAGGTGGATAGGCTAGGTATTTCTCTATCAGTATTCTGCGATAGTCTGGGCGGTATAGACCACTAACTGCTTGCTCTATGGCTTCTAGCTCGTTCATAGCATCGACACGCCTAACTGCAATATTCTCCACCGGTCTACTTACCCCACTGCCACCTCTTGGCATAAATGTGAATTCCTGTGTTATTTTCTGCTCAGCGCTATCGTGTGCAATCTCTCGCCATCGTGGGTATTCTCGAAGTTTGCGCTTGCAACGTTTGATTGTTGCTTTTTCATCAATTTCCGGCAATAGCATTTTAAGCCCTCTCTGGTATAATAGTAGTGTTGACTTTCAAAGAGTGCCGGCCATTGTGTCGGTCTTTTTTTATTTTTCCGGCTCAGTATTAAGAGATATGAAAAGATTGAGTTTGTGAGCCTT